CACACTGTACCAGGTCCTGCTTCAAAAACAAACTTATTCTTTTGCAGGAGACGCACAAAACTCAGTAAACGCGAACGCACCACGATACTCCAATCGACTGGAGCACCCGTGAACACACGCGTCTTCTTTGCTTTGCACTTTGCTAACGAGGTAGCTTCGTCTTTAAGATGCCCAGTAAAAACTGGATACGCACGACGACCTTCCTTATAGCACTTTTCGATGTGGTCGACTCTTTCCCACACTTCGGGACCAAAATCAACACCTTCTGGGTACTTCTCACATGGTGAATGTGAAAGGAAACCCTTCTTCGAACTGCACCAAGGGAAGCCCATAGATGTGTTTCTATTGATTTTATCAATAAAAACAACGCCAGGCAACCCATTGACACTAGCTCTGCGGGAAAGAGTAACTAACTCCTTCTCCCACCCTCGTGGTAGTTCAGATAAAATGTCATTTGAAAAAGATTGTACGCAATGCTGCAATACATCTTTATCATAATTGACATATGGCTGAACCATTTGCTCCACGTTCTTACGCCAAGGTTCCCAGCCATCCATAGCTGGCTTACCGTGGCGTACTTCCGTACCATAATAGTTCAAAAACTTCTCTGATAAAGGTGTCGAACACACATGGCTCTTAGGTTTAGGTCAAAACCCAGCAAAAGAACCATAAACGTTCGCTGTACCTTCCTCAAGATAACGCATTAAACTACGATGGTGCGGTTGTGTCAAAATGTTTTTCTTATCTTCAAGATCTAGTAAGGGCTCACCCCCACCATGAACTTCAACGACATTATATCGTATACGGCTCTGGCTAATGAGTGCTTCGATACTATCTCTTGTAATAGCTGTGTAACCACATTGATTTTGGTATCCCAACATATGGATACCAATGATCACACAACCTCGTGGAGTCTTAGCAATTGCTATTGATCCACAATCTCCTTTAGCAGGTTGTTCATTGGCATGACCTATATACACAGGCATAACCACCGACAATTCCTCCACCGGGAAATTTTCGACAAGATTAACATTAAACACATGTCTTTTTTGCACGTGTCCAGTTCTATCACGGCGCAAGCTCAAGACCGAAGTCCTATAGACCTGCGATTCACTCCAGAATTTTGTGATATCCTTAAATGGTGGTAAAGATGTTACCTCTACCACACAGATATCACGCGACGCATCTCTGAAAACTGAAGTTTGTCCAACAACAACTTTCAAATTTGCATTCAATCCTTTCACAGAACTTGACTGAATCACCTCTATTTCATAATGATCACAACCCATTCGCAGAACATGATTGTTCAGCAAACAATAGTGACCACGCAAAAATAGCGCACTAGATTCAATGGTATATTCTTTACCACCAAACCCCTTGACTCTAACAAAAACACAATTACGCTCAAACATAGTACGTAAAGTGTCATCATCAAGATCAACAAGGGATTGTGATGGTACAGGCAAATCGAATTTCGTTAATTCAATAGTGTCATTATACCACACGTTTTGTTTCTCCTCTTTCTGGAGCTGTCCTTCAACTGTACCAAAAGAATTACCTTGCGGTTTAAAATTCTCTGGTTTTTCAGTTGTCTTCTCCTCCTTCTGTTCAGTTTGTTCTTCATCCTTCGATGATGAACGAAACTTCACATACAGAGCAAGTGCTGCAGATAATGCCGCAAGGAAAACCAATACGACTTTCCATCTGCGATTGACATTAATATTACCATTAACCTGCCCCAATAACGCAAGTTGCGTATTCTGGGGATGATATGGTAACAAATAGTCAATGAACACCCGTCGGCAAAGACGGAACTTTGCCAGATACATCTGTATGCCCACAAACCATTGGAAACACACTATAGAGGTAAACATGTACTGCATCAAGGCGTACAAGAAACCTGTAATAGTGCACGTCAAGTTTCCAATAAATCGTGCCTGCAATTGACATTCACAAAACTTTGTGTTAGTCAAACACAGAGGACACACTGCGATGTCGCGCATTTCACGATCACAAGCCATACTCTTTTCTTGAGTACGCAAGTGTTCAAGTGAAGCACGCCCAAAATCCTTCAAAAATTCCTTGGTATTATCAAATACACGCACGTCTTCCAGTTTAGCATGATCTCTACGATCATCCTCCTCAACTGGAACGACTTTATGTAAAGTAATAATCCAATAATCTGGGAAGTCACCATCGATAGGCGTCAAACGTGACGGATCGATAAATTTCCCATTGGCATGAAGATATTCTGGTTTAGGTTTCACCGTCACAACATAGGGCAACCTACG